GCCATGTTAGCCATTTCAAGCGATCGCCATTCCTTTAGTCTAAGCGATCCTGCGCCTATTGATTTTGCCAGGACATCCATTGTGTGACTAGCTGTCTCTGTACTCGCGCCGGAAAGAGCAGCCCAGTTAGCAATACCCATCATAGCTTTTGATGCTACATCTATTTCAACGCCTGCGGCTGTAAATCGGCCAATAGTACCGACCATGTTAACGAAGCTATAACTAGTCTCATCTGTAAACCAAATAAGCCTGTCGAGCTCTTCATTGACCTCATCTATACTCATGCCGGTGGCGTTCATTATCGTTTGAACAGCTTCGATCTTGTTCTGATACTTCTCGAAGCCTGACATTATGGGATCTATGGTGATGCCCTTTATCATCTCGACACCTAGATCGACCATTCTACTTGTGATGTTATGGATTGCGGTAGCGGCGACAACGCCTAATGCGCTAAACTTATCGCCAATATGATCAAGACTATTTGCGATACCTTCCATCAATAAGCCTTTTTTAAGATCGTCAAGAGACCCGAGACTTTCATGTATGCCTCTCTCAAACTGCTTATTGTTAAACTGCATGTCTACGATACGCTCATCAACTGTTTTACTCACCTTTGTGCTACCTCCTCCCATATAGCCTCTGCGATCCTATCCATAACAGGCGCGATCGCAGGATTAATGAAGTCTTTCCCTTGCACATAGCCACCGTTACGTGTTCCATGACCGTACTGCAAGAGAATAACTATGGGGGTACCAGAGCTGGTGACACTCGAGTTTTCCCAAATGATGAAAACCGAACTCCTGGAAATACTCGTACGGTAAGACCAGGAGTCAGCGTTTACACCAGAGTCTACAGGCGTAGCCGAAGCTAAAGCGCGGACTCCTTCGGCGCCATAGGCGTTGAGAATGCGTGCTAATGCGCCAACATTAAATCTTGTCATCATGCGTTCAATGTTGTTAAAATTACCTCTATGTTTAAAGGTTACAACGCCCATAATGGCCCTCCTTGTTAGACTTTTACTACATGATCAAGTGAGATCCAACCAAGGCCGGACTTTAGCCGCCCCCATTTCGTTGCCCCAGGTCCATTAGCTTCTTCTACGATCGTATAAGCATTCTTATCATTTATAAGAACCTTAACTATCTTAGAATTCTTATCGGGACTTGTACGGATGTTCAGCGCACTGGCTGTGATGCGGATCAAATATGATGAAGGTTTTTGCTCCTGAGCAGGATCGCTTGGAGGAACGGAGGGCTTAGCTGGCACATCAGCTTGCTTCTCAAGTTCTGCCCATGTCATCGGTCCGATTGACCCATCCACAACTAACCCACGTTCAGCCTGAAACACCTTTACAGATGCTTCGGTTAACGGGCCAAAATGACCATCCACTCTGACCTCAGGAATCATGTTATGAGCATTTAGCTTCTCCTGCGCAAATATAACAGCTTCCCCAACAGAGCCTCTCTTGATAGTAGGCCAAGTCGCACCTTCGCCCACGAATCGCTCCGGAATATAACTTGGATTCTGAAGACGCTTGTTCATCTCTCGAACAAGCCAGGGGATCTGACGCATGAAATATGGACCAGGACATGCCTTGTTTGCGTACCAGTTATGGAGAGTGATGGCCATCTCATCAGAGTTGTGCCACGACTTGATCCAGTTCTCTACAGCTACTGATCCCGTAATGTTCTTTGGCTTAAGTTGGTATGCTGCCTTGGAGTAGCCATAGAACCGGCAAGTTTCCACCGCTTGATCGAGAAAAGCATTGATCGCAGCATCACTCATACGCCAATCCGGGCCAAGGCCAGTGTTCGCGATCTCAAAAGTGATTGCCTCGTGATCATTTGCCGCACTTGAAGTGGTCCATGGGCGATTAGTTTCTTCGACCCCTAATCCACAACGTCCTTCTGAGTCAATAGCATAGCCGGTAGATGCTGTCTTTCCGTCATGAAACTTTGCAAGCCCAAGAACTGTTCCAACAGTCAAATTACCTGCTACACAGTGAGGGGTAAGCCGCCGAATGGTTTTGTTACGCGGAGACGTCTTGTTGTTAGTGATTCTTTCTACCGTAGCTAGCTCACTTTTATGTCTGATACGTCCATTCATTCATCTTTACCCCTTCCATTCTTAATCTCTGCTAATACCTGCGGTGGAATCGCTTCCGGATCATCAATAACTGGTATCTCACCAGCTTCGAGACATTCCGGGCATAAAACCGAACCACCTTCCGCAGGCTTGCGCCCTAAAAAAGCAGCCCTACAGCTTTCACACTGCAAGGCCTCATAAGCAGTAAACATGTATTGCCTCATCCTTTCGTATTGTACTGTGCCCTACGAGCTTGATTAATAGCTGTTCGATTGGCAAACATCTCCCTACGATTCTGTTTCTTTGGTGGGGCATTCTTAATGTTACAAACTCGTATCAAGGTAAGTAGTTTATTCAGATGCCACTTCTGGCATTCCATTGGTATGTTTTGAGCGATCATCCAGTAGTAAATAACTTCAGCAGTGATCACTTCCCGACTTCCTGGCTTGTTGCCTAAAGGCCCTTTGCCATCACTAAACCAAGTTGCTGTCATTGGAAGGTTGATGTACCTCTCAATCTTAAGACTTATCTCGGAAGGCAGTCCCAAATATACATTCGGATTAACGTTTTGAGTTATCGTCATACAACGAACATAGTCCAGAATCTCTTCCTCAGATTTTTCATCCTTCGGATCTTTTGATAAGAATGGCTTACACCACTTTGACTCCCATTTTGACAGAGAGACGAGAGAATGCTCTATTTGAAAAGACTCTTTTTTCGTTGTTACAAATTCCTCTTTTACTTCATCGTACCATTCTCTTTCAGGTAACTCGATCAGAAGCATTCTCTACCTCTCCCCTCTCAGTTAGTTGTGGGTAACGCTATCGGGCCATTAGCTTTTGCTTCTTTTGGAATGATCCCATTGACAAAGTCTGCCGCTGCTTCAGCATTCGTCGCAAGCTCAACAAAAAGTTCGCTATAGGCTTCCGTTTCTTCAAAAGCTTTTGACAGCTCTGGGCTTTTTATGAATCGCTTTCCATCTGGGGACTTCTCGCCATAAGACATAAGGATGATCTCCTTGAACTTCTCAATGATCTGCTTACTATCCTGACTTCTGATAATCCCCTTGAGCATTGCAGCCATACCCCCGGCAACGCCCATCTCAAGTACCATAACTTCGGCTTTCGAGAGATTGAAGTAAAAGTCCTCGTCTCTCTCGTTCCCGTCGAAGTCTCTGTATTTGATTGTCTTCTTTAGCATGGTGTTTCTCCTTTCAAACTTTGATTAGTCCTTAATCTTCATCGTCCTCGACTACAGCAGGAGCACTAGTCATCCTCCTAGAAGTCGGACCAACGATGTTAAAAGACAGTGTAGTGCCATTCCTTGGATCTACCGGAAACATTGTCGCGACATGGGCTTTCAAATCATCTACCTTTTCAACAGTGATGACGGTGCCGTTTTGTAGAACTACTCGTACCATTACGCTTCATTCCTTTCAAAAATTAATTTCTTGTAGTCTTAGCCTTCTGCTTCTTCGCCAAAGAGCTCTAAGATCTCATCTGGCAATGGAAGTCTTGCTTCTTTCTCTTCGCTTCCATAGAGGATCTCTTCCAGTTCTGCGATCTTTGCTTTGTCAAACTTCGTGGAATCGATCGTAAGGGATGCTGTCGGTTTGAGACCAGGTACAGGAACAGGTGTTGTCGAGATTTCCCAAGATAAGGTAATCGCTTCCGGAGAATCATTGACTGTGGAGTAGGATTTGTCAGACGGCGCAGCCAAACCGTTGTAGATGATATGAATCTTGTAACCGTAGTCTGTTCCGGCAACATCATTACCAAGAAGGGTCTTGTATGATAGGCCGAACCCTTTCCTGTTCTGCTGACCGATGAACACACCAGGCATTATCTCCTTTGAGCCATCGCATTCAGCGAACTCATCAGGATAGGTATAAGCTTCAACAGTGGCGGCAAACTCCTCGACTGACATAAGGTTCAGATACTTAATGTTATCTGCCCATATCGGGGTGGCTTCCGCTCCGGACGGACTCTCGTTTACTGAGGTCAAGCCATTCCAGACAACGCCTTTCGGGTAAGTGCCGTTTTCTGTGTCGCGTGGATAGAGAACACCGTTTTGAACTCCCGTCTCGTAGAGACGTTCACCGATGTTATCCCATATAAGTTTGGACATTATTAGTTCCTCCTAATTAATAGTAAAGTGTGAACACATCATGGTTCAGATTGTCTGCTGTAAAGTGCCGATTAAACCTTGCATATAGCAGTGCCTGCACTTTATCGGGTATGAGGCTATCAGGATCTGCATCGATGACGGTTACCGTATAGGCGCCTTTAATCCTATACAGTAAGTTGTCCGCATACGACGCTCTTGCATCAGCCTCTCCGCGATTGTAGACTATGCATGGGTATTTCATCATAAGCTTTGTAGGAGGTTGAAAATATACATTCGATGATCCAAGTGTCTTTTCAAGAATCTCATGCAATTCCATTCGTTTGCTCATTGTAAACTCCTCCTATCGTTAAGATGAGACGGGGCCGCTGGACTTCAACAGAATTGCTCTTCCATAAAGCCCCCATCCAGTCCACATACCGCATAGATGAGAAGTTCTCGTAAGCAAACGGGTCTGCTACAATGCTAATTCGGTTGTCGATGGTAAGATTGTCGTTGAGATTCTCGCCACTCTGCGTCTTGCTAACGTTCCGTAAAACGTCTCCGGAATACTTCCTTGTGGTGATCTCTTCTTGCCAAACTCCTGGCCGTTTCTGTACCATCGTCATGTAGCCTATGTCACCGTAAAACTTCCCCATCTGATTATTCCTCCCATTTTGACGGAATCTATTGGTCCTCGAACACTGTACGGCCCTCAGTCAAAGACTCATTCGAGTACGGTAGACTGAATGGTCTTCAACCGTCAGCTTCAACTTCCAGCTTCTCGATGATCAACGCAGACTTCGGCTTAGTCAACGCGCCGGACACTCTGGTCTCGATCAGGTACTTGTACTGGTTGTAGTCGATGTCGAAGTCGTCAAACAACGCAACCTGACCGCCCTTATCCGCACCAACAGTGTAGTCTTTCAGATTAACAACGATCCCCATGATCGGGAACACATCTTCTCCAACTTTACGAACAGCTTCGTTTATGAGCTCAATCTCAACAATCTTGCTTACACGGAGAACAGAGGCCAGCTCAGTAACATTGCTGTAGATACGACGACCCATGCCATCCTTCACAAGCAGCATCTCGGTCAAGAGATCCGTCGAAGTGTAGAGAGTCGGGACACCAGAGCCACGATAGTGCTTACGGGCACGAATGAACTCATCAATAATGTCGTCGACCTTCTTATCAGAAGAGATCTGAATCCTGTGGA